TCCCCATTGGATAGTGAATCCATTGGCATACTTCACGAAACCGCTTTCTCCAAAGCGTTGCGCCACTATTCCGCCTTCGCCTAGCTTATTTTTTATATCCTTCAGCGTGGCCACAGGATTTTCTTGCCAATCAGATGCGCCAAGGATTTTGGCAATCGCATCTGTAATTGCTGGATGGGCCGAAACATCAGTATTATGAGTGGATAATTGATTCTTTAAATTCTGAAGTAGCCCACCGTGTGCTCCTGGATCCATATTATGCGCCTCCAGATCATGCACAGAGGCTACCCCATTATCGGAAATGATTGCTTGCACCTTCTCGGCATTACCAACCACAGTAGTAATCGTAAATGTGTAGCTATCCATTGGCGTATTCTTATCCGGGATGTAGTCAACGTAGTTGCCCCCATTTGTATAGGAGAAAAGCACCTCTTGTCCATTCTCGCCAGCCTTGGCCATGAGCCCTATTTCTCGTGCATAAAAACCGGCTTCAAGGTTTTTATTCGTGAGTAGCCCCTGTACCATAAATTGGCCATCGCCTGTTTTAATACTTTTAGTAATCGCCAATTCCAAACGCTTATCAGTCAACGCCGTAGCGCGTGGAATTGATGCGGGCAGGTCACCTGCACCGATAACGATTTTTGTAAAAATCAAAGCCTGCTTACTCGCATTAGCTTCCGCAATAGTATTTGTCCCCGCCATTGTAGTAATGACGGCAGGATATTTCGCCATGTATACCTCCTATATATGAATAAATTGGTGAACGGTAATTACGCCACCGACATAAAGCTGTTGCGTTTGTGGACCTATCGCTATTGTAAGGCTTGGTTCAGCTACGGCACTGCCTGCAGCTGTTGCAATACCGCCAACATACACACCGCCGGAATTAATAGCGTGTACATATTCGATACCATCTAGCCAGGACCTTTTATTCTTGACGAATTCTAATATACGGAGCACGCGCTCTCGTATATTCGGTGTCATCATATAACCGGACATCTGGAGTTTGAAATGGTAAGGCTTGCCACCATCATAATCCCAATTTTCCACGACTTCACAATCTGAATAAAGCTCTCCGATAGCTTCCTCAACTAATCCAACTGTGCCCTTTCTTCGATGCCGGGCGATAGAACTCAAAATTAATTTAATCTTTTGTTCTCTCGCTACAGCTTCATCGTAGAAGTCAACGTGTAAATGCCAGGCTAACTCGTCAAGTATCGGTGTGCTTAACTCATTAAGATGCGACAAGATAGTTAGTCTATCCACGAAAGGCATCAACGCCATAAGTCGCAAGGTGGTTACTTCCGCTAAGGCCTGAACATTAGCATCATTAGCAATCGAGCTCGGCAGAGTATCCTTTAATTTGAATTTGTAGAGATCATTCATGCTCTACACCCCCATATGTGATAGTCTTATCTGTGCATTGAGCCAATTCCACTTGGTAGCCATCTTCCTTCTTGCCGTCTTTTACAACTGTAAATACAGGGGATATTACGCTAACACGTTTAGCCCCAGCTTCCATTACACGGCGAATCAATTCGGACGGAATGATGTCCCGACCTACTTTCCCAGACTGCCACGCTATGTAATCCGTAACAGCCGCATCGACACGACTTTTAATCGTATCCGCATAATACGAATTATCCGAATCAATGTAGTACTGAATATCGATACTATAATTCTTAGCAATTGGTGCTTTAACAGACACATTATCGGTAAGTGGACGCACCTTCTTATCGGTGAGCGCGGCTTCCACTAATTTAAGAATTTCTTCTCCGGCAATTTCACCAGATACAAGACCCGGATATACAACTACATCCCCTGGTTTAGGCGATACCACCTTCACGGAGCTAATAAGGGCTGACGCTTTTTTTGTAAAAAACTCATAGGCCCCTTCGGCCCCTGCACAAGAGAAGCTTTCAGGCGCCTCTCTAATACGTTCGCGGAACGCATCGTCTGATTCTGTGTCAGCACCACCTTCAGAGATTGTAATATTGGTTACACTTGCGATATAGGGAATCGGATCAACAAGCGTGGTAATCGACCCTACTGGGTAGCCGTTCCCTTTGGCAGAGGCTTCCGTACACACGGCTTTTACATCTATCGTGGTTTCATTAGCTGATAAATAGTAAGGCTCTGTAGTTGCAAAAAATACGTTATCACCTGAAGTAAATCTGATACCTTTTGGAATGGCTATGCCTTCGGGCCTTGCCATTGATGCGGTTAACTTCATAGTAGTGACTGCGCCCGTAGCTTGTAAGCGTTCCACACCTAACGCAATGCCGATATGGTCTAAGTTATTTCCTCTAGCATAGGCCAGAAGATTCTGCTTGCCCGTATCGTTGATGCGGTTTAACAATAAAATCACAATATTAGTAATCGTTAATAGAAATAAGCGAATAGGGTCCGCCGGTGCTAGCTTTCGCCCAGTAACAGAGGTGTAGAGGGCGAATATTTCCTTTTCAACGGCTTCTTTATCCGCCGTGACAAAGTTGATTTCAGGTAAATTCATTATTATCGCCTCCACGGTGGTAAATTAATAGTCGCCCTTATATCTACATCAGGGCATTTCAAAATAAGGTTAGCAGGCAATATCACATATTGAGCGTACTCTTGATTAGCTTCTAGCAATACATTCATATAAGCTTCATTGCCATACACTTTAAATGCGATACCGTCCCACATATCGCCTTGGATGGTTCTATACTGTTTCATAGCCACCTGCGCTTTCTAGCCATTCATCTTTGATTGCGATTGATACCTTAGGCAACAAATGCCCTTCTTCCGCATCAGTTGCTTCTGTACTTTCAAAGTCAACGGACACAACTCTACATCGTGGCTCGTATTCAGTAATGGCCCGAATCACCTCTGCAGATATTCTGGCCATTGCTACCGGTAAAGGTAAATCAATGACAGCACCATCAATACCAAATCGCCTATCAAGCGGTACAGAAAATTGCGTTGTAGAAATAATAGTTCGCACATTTTGAATGATTTCAGTAAGAACATCCTTCGGTGCAAAATCAATGCCATCAAGGCGAGCGCTTACATCAATTTGCATTTGTATCGCCTCCTTGTTTAGGTGTGATTACAACTTTAGGTATATCCGGGGCTTCTTTCAGCGTTACATTGATTGATGCAGACAAGACATTACCTCGATTATCAATCGTATTCATCGCTGCGCTTATACTGGTAATCAGTAATTTGTGCTCACTAAATGGCTTGCCATTAATAATCAACTGTTCGGCTTGTCCTTCTCGGCACATCTTGGCCACTTCTTCAATTTCTTTTAAAGGGTCAACGCCCAATAGTTTATTAAAGTTCATCGTAAAAGAAATATCATCCGCATCGGGTCCCAAGAATTCAAGTATTGGTTTTTGCCCTATGATTTCATGGGACGCTGTTCGAGCGTTGATATTCCGTGCCAATGCATCGAACGTACGCACCGTATGAGAAGATGCCACAAACACAATTTTTCCAAAGCTTCCTAATTGGCGTTGCGGTAGGTATCCTCCTAGGCCAAACTTATCAGCTAAATTAGATAGACGAGAGTAAGCCACATCGCCTAATTGCGTATTTTGTAAATTCTTTAAACCTTGCGAATTAAGATTCTTCTTATAGTTGGCAACAGTACTGCCTAATTTACTAAATAATGATATGTTACTCACCTCCTATCCATTCGGCGTTCCTGTGCTTCCACCACCTGGAACGACGCCACCGTGCGTATGTGACACTAAACTAATTCCGTTAACCACTACATCCCCAGAAGGGGCGTTGATGGTTAGGTTACCGGTGCAATTAATAACGAGCCCTCCACCGTCCGCATCATAGGAGACGGTCGAGCCGTCCGCAAATTTAATGCCGTGGATATTCTGCCCATTAAAAGAGGGCTTATCCTTGGCATTATACGTAGTGCCTAAGATGTAGCCCTGGGACAAATTATTATCTTGCGGTAGGAATAAACATAATACCTGTTCGCCAACTCCTGGCATCCAGTAGTGTTTATTATTTTGAGATCCGTGTGAAAGTACTTCGAGTGGATACGAGACTAAATCATCTCGGTCCGGAAAGGTTACTCTTGCCGTCATGGTAGAGGGGTCAGTACTAGATACAATTCCGTCACGAATTAAATTTTTTAACGCCACACTAATATCCATCTAAGCACCTCCTTATATCTAGGCTTTGTGTATATCCGCCCCCTACCTTATGGGAGCATTTACTAATGATATACTTGCCGTCGAATTTACCAAACCCTTTTAAATTGATTGTGGCTGATGCGGCCAACACGATATGGCCAAGTATAGCAACAGAACCAGTAATTTCATTCTTGTTCTTTTCGCGTAGCTTTTTCTTGGCCAAACGTTCCGCTTCCGCCTGTGTTTCACAGCTCTGGTTAACTTGTAATATCTTGCCTTGTGTTTTGTTTGGGTCTTTGAACGTATACTCAATAGTGCTCTTTTGCTTAGTGCTCTTATGCTTCACATGGCATCCCCAATACACATCCTTTAATGACGTCTTTAATGAATAGCTACCTTGATAAGGAATGACTTCCCCAAGCTCCTTAATTTGTTCTTCTGTAAGGTCTGTGGGCATTGGCCCCTTAATTAGCGTTGCGACTACTTTTTCTGTTTCAAATTTTGTTTCATCAAAAATAATCACTTGCTTGTCTGAAACCTTTAACGCCAGCCCATTATCTTTACAGACTTTCATCAAGAATTCTAAATCAGATTGGTCCGATTGCTCGACACGATCTAAATTAATCGTCTCAGGAGTATCGTAAAACAATTCAAGGCCTGCACCTTTCGCTAGTTCCTCCGCAACAGATTTGAGCGTAGTCTTCTCCCATGACTTACTCTTTAATTCCCCTCTTAACTTGGATTCATCTGGAACACTAACAGCCCCTATAGTGACCTCGTGCGGTGGGTTTTTACAAGTAATTTCATCAATTTCAAACTGCCCACATTTCATCTCTATCTCGTCTCCGAGTTCATTCCAGTTATGGAATACGATTGATGCGGTTAGCTTAGCCCCCTTTTCAGGGAACCAATCGGACATCCAAAGCTCTTCTATATCATGTAATGTGATTGATATATCGTCAGCTTCTCCGGACATTACATCGTTAAAGCTGAAATCCTTTAAATAAGGAACCAGGTCTTGTGTGATGTCCTTTTGGTCATACTGCAGTTTGACAGTAACATAGCGCAAATTACTAGGCATAGCTTACACGCCCTTTCCGATTTTGGATTTCAGCAAGGCGTGCTTCTAGGTCATCCACCGCTCCACCTACAGCACTTTTAATTTGTTGTACCGCACTTGCATCTGCATTACCATTAATAGTGATGTTGATTGGTGCGGATACGGATACTGCAGAGTTGCCTTCACCTGGGAAAAGCCCCATCATAGCACCAGTTTGACGCCATAATGCTTCGGCCCTTGGTGTACCATTGATAGGAATCGCAGCTTCATCGGATTCTTCGGCAAACGTAGTAAGGAACGCGCCTTTCCCATAAATACCGCCTTTTGCGTTATGTTGCACCGTTTGCCCATTGGCCGTTGCGGTGCCCTCGACTTTTGCCTGAATTGGTTTACTGAAAATAGATCTAACCCATTCCCATTTTTCACTAATCCAATCAAACAACCCTCCTAGCTTACTCATAACCCAATCATAGAATTGGCCGAGCGCTGCTTTAGGGTCTTCCCATAACAGAGTGAACCAGGCTTTTACTCGGTCCCAATTGGCAATTAACCCCATAGCCGCATAAATCAGCCATCCTATAGGGCCTGCCATGAACGCGATAATGGCAGCTGTAGGGGATTCCCACATCGATGTGCAGAAGTCGGACACAATTTCAAAATGAGTGACTAGCCATGCCAAAACACCAATTAATGCGGCGATAGCTAATATCACCAATCCTATCGGATTGGCACTCATTGCCGCATTCAACGCCCATTGCGCCGCAGCGGTTGCATACATGGCAATACTACTTGCTATCATACCGGCTCTATGGATGCCCGATGCGATTACGTTGCGCATAGTTGCTACACGTTCTGATTCCATCATAAGCTTATATGCAGCTTGTGCCGCCATTACGCTGTAATATATAGCTCGTGCTGCTTTATAAGCGATTACCATGCCCGCTACTGCTACGCTTGTTTTAATAATGCCTTCAGTGAGCTCCGGATGTTCGCTGGCTACTTTTGACACATACGCGGCTTCGTTAGCTAAGGAATCGCCCAATTCTGCAAGAGTAGGTAACATCGTACCGCCTATAGAAATTGCTACTGACTCGGTTGCAGATTGCAATCGCGTCATAGCTCCTCTTGCATTATTTTGCATCGTTTCCGCCATAGTGGCAGCCGCGCCGTCACTATTTTCAAGCTCTTTTGTTAACTTATCTAACGCGTCGGGGCCTTGGTCAATAACAGATACCCAAGCTGATGCAGCATTGGTGCCGAAGATAGTCGCAAGTGTAGCAAGTTTTTGTTCCTTACTCATATCTTTAGTCTTATCCGCTAAGTCGCGAACGATTGCACTCATCTTGCGTGGTCCATTGGTATCATTCATAGCAATACCCAGGCTGTCTAATGCAGCTCTTGCTTCTTCTTGTTGAGCCGTGGCTTCACTTAATGAGAGCCCCATTTCCTCAATTGCTTTAGTTGATTTAGAGGACGTACCGGCCAAACGTAAGAAACCAGAACGTAATGCCGTACCGGCTGCAGATGCCTTAATACCACTATTGGCCATAAGACCAGTAAGTGCGGCCGTTTCTTCCAAGCTTGCGCCAAAGGCATGTGCTACTGGCGCTGCATACTTCATTGTTTCACCCAACATTTCAACGGTTGTATTCGTGCTAGTTGTAGTTTTAGCAAATACGTCCGCCATATGGCCTGCGTGTTCTGCACTTAATCCAAAGGCAGTAAGGTCATCAGATACGATATCAGCAGTACGCGCTAAATCCGTATTACTGGCTGCAGCTAAGTTCAAAAGCCCTGGCATACCTGCCATGATTTGTTGAGAGTTCCAACCGGCCATGCCTAGATATGTCATCGCTTCGCCTGCTTGTGTAGCAGAGAACATTGTTTTCTCGCCGAGTTCTCGAGCAGTGGCCGTCAATTGTTGCATTGCCTTATCATCAGATACGGTGATTGCCTTTACCTTAGACATCACCGCTTCAAAGTCTGCCGCTTTAGATAGCATTCCAACGAGCGGAGCGGCCATTACTGCGGTAGTGGCCATAGTGCTACCTAAATCACTACGAGCACTTTTAGCATTAGCGTCAGCGGCAATTTTATTTTGCATTGCTTTTCTGAGTTTTGCGTCTTTAGCTGCCGTTTGGTCTAGTGCCTTACCAACCTTCTCTGTTGCATTTCGGTAAGAGTCCATGGAAATAACGCCTTGCTTTAATGCAGAATCTAAAGCCCTTTGTTGCGCTTTCAACTCGGTCATTTGTGAACCGTACTGCGTCAACGTACCTTTGGCTTGCTGCATAGATGTTTTAAACCCTTGTGCCAAGGCGCCGTTTATAGCAAAAGCAATCTCAAATACTTTACCCGCCATAGTTCCTCCTTTCTTTTAAATTTGTGTACGCAAAAAGCGCTTGATGGATTAGTCCTCTTCCTCCCTCAAGCGCTTTTCATCTTCAAGAACAAACTCTAAATCATCTATCCAATCCGCTATTTCAGCAATTGGGGTAGACATCCAAAAGTTTATGCCTCCACATTCTCTAAGCCGGATGGCGATTCTTCGGCATTGTTGTCCGGGAGAAGTCCCATTTTCTCTACCGAACCACGCAATAAAAAAACGCTTACCTCAGCACACATCTCAGTGAATTCAGAGATTGGCATTGTCATTAATACCTTTGCACTTTCTTTTAATGCTATGGCGGCAACTTCTGCCTGAAATCGTTTAGAGAATGTAACATCTGGGGTCATATCGCCTTCACGGCGGACACGAAGTTCCGCCTTTGTGAAGTCAAACCCAGTTAAATTATGTAAGCCTTCAATTAGCTTTTCGCGATCATATGTAGCCATTATTTACCCAATGCCTCCCTTACGGATGCCAAGTAATCAACACCATTGATTACACAAACATAGTTAAATTTATCAATTTCGGTACGAGTTTTACCACCGACAGTCATTTTGAAATATACAATTTCAAACTCTGTAGAGGTATCGGTTTTACTTGCCTGTTCAAATTTTCCAAGACCAATTTTCTTAGGCATCACTTTGGCATATACGCTAACTGCTTCCGGTACTAATTCACCTTTTGCAGAATCGTATAATTGTTGCGCACCACGAATTTCGATATCATGCACCTTTTGACTAGCCAGGTCGGTCACATCTTTGTCAATGGTATTCCATTTAATGGACATGTTCATCGCCTTAGTTTGACCAAGTACACCCAAATCAACTTCGCCGGCAATGCCCGCGCCTTTGATTGTGTCGCTGATAAATTCGATATCAGGTAAGGTTACATCGGCGTAACCATATAATTCTCTGCCAGAGCTAAAAATGGCAAAGTCAATCAACTTATCTCTATGTTTAGCCATGAGTTACCTCCCTCTTAATTAAATAATGTGCTCATGTAAGACGAATCATATTCTTGGATGAAATCAACTTCACGAGCTGGTGTTGGCACACCTAAATATACATGGAATCGATAAATTCCGTTCAACAAATCTGTTATTGGGTTTTCAGATTCCAAAAATTCAACACGGGCGCCAAGAAGTGCGCCAGATGCTACGTGGCCATTTAGCCAAGCGTTGGCACTATTTACGACGTTATTAATCAATCGTTTATTCCCTGGGTCGTCAATTTTAGACCAGAAAGACGTAATCAACGTATTAGATACCCAGTTAAACATACGACGTACTGGGATAAATGAGTCCTTAACGTCTGTATTAGAGGGGTATGCCGTTGTACGATTGCCCCAAGCTCTCCATCCTCCAATGAAATTAAGTGCAGTAATGACACCTTGTCCGTTCAAGTAAGCTGCTTCATCTGGGCCTAAGTAGATTTCAGTGCCATCTTTCAATACAGCACTATCCGCTTGCAAAGACTCATTGGACGGAGATTTGTAAGGAATATCGTCATATTTGGCGTCTGTCTTAGCCATAAGACCTGCGAGTTGCGTGGATAAATGGAATTGACGATTAGCCAACGCTACTTTTGGCCAACATAAGATTTGACGTTCATCGACGTAGTTCTTTTTATTTTTCCATTCACTAACGGCAGTTGCTTTTTTAATTTCATCTGTAGGGGCATCACATAAGGACATAGCCTGGAACATACCATTGATAGTAGTTTCCTTTGCTTTCATTACAGCCGCTACAAGTGTATTATGGGACCAGCCTGGCGCCAATAAGTTACCAGGGATTAAGCCAAAGCGAGGGAATACTTCATTGATAAGCTCTAAACCCTTACGCTTACCTTCGGTATCCACACCGCCTACGATGTCATCTGCCGTTACCATAGACGGGTCCACGTAATCATAAGATACCCAAACAGATGTTGCGCTATTAAGTGCCCCTGTAGATACAATCCCAATAAGCAATTTGCCTTCATCGTTAAATGTCGCAGTGTAATCAACATTGACAGTTGATGCCGCTCCGCCATTGGTAGCAGATACCTTTAACGTATTGAGTAATACAGGGTCTTCAATTGTCACGACTTTATCCTGAATTTGTTTTTGCGTGGATGCCAACGTCTTCTTATGTTTCTTCGGATCAAGAACATTGATAAAAACTACCGGCGCCATGCCGAATAAAGAGAATTGGGAATACATCGCTTCGCACAATGTGTATTTGTCCCATTCTTTGGAGTACCCAAATTGAGTAGTGGCAGATGCGTAGTTGTAGCACAATACTGCTTTATTGGCTTCCGCTGGGTCTGTAGCTAAGTGCACAGGTGCGGTGCCAACATAAACCGGTAAGGCTGCCGTAGCTTCTGTCATAGAAATAAGAGAAGTAGGGACCTCTCTTGTATAAATTCCGTGTCTATAGTTTCCCACTATCTACGACCTCCTTTTTTAAATTCAAGGTAAGCAGTATTCATCGCTGTACCTTCTGTTGCTAATTCTTGTTGTGCTTCTGCAATCTTATTAATTGGCACAAACAATAAGCGTAGCATTGCTTTATCTTCACCTACAGTAGCAGGAATGCCGTCAATATAAACGGTACCTGTGGAAAGACCTAATTCAGCACTATTAGGGCCTAAGTAGATTACTTGTTTAGCATCTTTAGATGTAACTGTTTTTTCCGCAGTCTCAATTGCTTCATTTACAACTTCAACTGGTGCATCAGCTTTTGCCATTAAATAATCATCTCCTCTCGTATTTGTTCGATATCATATTTAACCGTCATAAAACCCTCCCAATACGGATACGCTTGATCCGGAGGGATGTCGGTATCAATTCCGTGTTTATCATCCAGCACTAATCGGTATCGCTTAGCAATAACAGGATGGGCCAGTAATGCTTGCCGTGTGGTTTCTAAGAAATTGGTAATCTCCATCCAGCCCTTTTCCACGTCCTCGGAGTACACGCCATGGATTAGAAATAGTTGGACAGTTGACCCCTGCAAGGTATCTTCAATCTTATTAATTCGAATAACAAGATGCGGATATTGGTCCTCCTTGGATGATTCTTTCATTTTTAAAAATCCAGGTACAACTAATAAAGGGTTCCCCTTTACTTGCGCATCATCGCTAAAATAGTTAGCATGCACTTGTTTTAGGAACGCCCCCAAATCGGTTGCTAATTGCGTAGGTGTCATCGATTACCCTCCTATTAATGTGTCAAGTGCGAGTTCCATTTGCTTTTGCAATTCCTGCTCTGCTTTATTCCCAACAAAAGCGGATATCTTGGCATCACCCAGTATGCTCGGTACTGATGGGCCGTGAAATTGCCCTATCGGATACCTGTCCGCACCCTTACGATACATCGCCCCGATATGTCCACTTCTCATACGAGCAATAAAAGCATTAGGGATTGGCCCTCCGCCACCATTCCGCATTACTTGTGCTTTGACTATACGCCCTCTCCGTTTAGGCGGACTTTTTGGCGTAACTCTGAATTTAGTAAGGGCTATTGGTCTACCTTTTGAACGAATAAAGGCAGATAAAGTCATTCCCGCCTTATCCACCTTTATGGTTTTATTGATATTTGGTTTAGTAACTAAATAGTCCTCGTTAACACGATCAACTGCAGCCTTTTTGATTTTAGGTAAAGCTTTGTTGATTGCTTTAGCTGTACTCTTCGGAGTACCAACAACTAATGCATCTATTTTTGCAAAACCTTCTTTCAGCCCTTTTACATCAATAGTTACACTCACGAGTTATTCCCCCTAAGGACAATATTCAGCATGCCCATATCGTCTTCACATGATTGAACCAGCATGATGCGGCCGTTGAATCGAAAGATTTGATTGTACTCCGGCACCTCAGGTAAATCCCGCTTGGCCACGTGTACTATAATCGTATCGTAAATCAACCCGTCAATATCCTGGCCCATGATTTCGACATGCTGCTTATCGGTAAGACCTTCTGCCACAGCATAGCACTGCGTACCATTTAGGTTATGTACTTCAGCAAATTCATTGGAATTGATAAACACCTTTTCAATGTCATTTTGCGCAAAGGCCTTAAATCCCATGATTATTCACCTAAAACGTCGAGGAGTTCTTCACGGGTAGCATCTTCAGGAGTATCCAATTGTTCAACAGATACCATTGCGCGAAGTGCTTCATCAGATAAGAGTTCCAAATTGACGTCCGCATCAGAAGCAAGGATATCGGAAATCATGTCCGCCTTTGTGTCTTTGCTTGCAAAATCAAGGCCAATGGATTTGCCATATTCGGCCAATTCCGCATTTGTCATAACGCCAAGAGCTGCGGCTAACGAGTCTTCTGCATTATTTTTATCATCATCGCCAACTACAACAGCTGCGCCTAAACGAATTAGGCGCTGTTCTTCTTCTACAGTTAAATCGGAGATGATATCACCCGGATTATACACATAATCACCGGTATTAATCACGTGCTTTGCTTGTACAGGCATTAGTCTTACCTCCTTTCAATTACAATACGTCCGCTACGAAGTAGGAATCTACATCAAATGGAACGTAAATAGGGCGAGATTGTAATTCCAAAAATACCGCATCTGGGTCACGATTAACCAATCGACGTAATACATATTCGCCTTCATAGGTTACAAAGTCCATACCTTCACCAGGGATGATTGTATTCGCGCCGTACAATTTAGTGAATTTAGCCATATCAGAAGCTACCAACAATTTACCGGTAGGTACCATTTCTTTTTCTTGGCCATCTGTCGGATCTACGTAATAGTTATCGTAAGTAAATACGTTACATTGGATTTGACCACCCATGAAACCTACATATACAGCGCCTTCCGCCATTTGTTCGAATTGCAAAAGCCCCATTTCTGTACGACGATTATCAAACAATGCCAAGATTTTTTTATCAGAAAGCATTACTTCTAATGTTTCAGAGTTCATAACCAACGTATTAGGATTAAAGCCGGATGCTTTCAAGCATTTCTTTTTCCATTTGATAATGTTAGCCACAATTTCTGCAGCAGATTGGCCCCAACGCGCAGTACCCGATAATGTTTCTTTATTTGTAAAATTAAAGTCTACAACGTCATCAATGCCCTCGCCTTTGATGTGTGCCTGACCATTGAGTAATACGTCTGCTGCCATAACTTCTTGAGAACGTACCAAGTTATCCTTTAATTCTTGTGTATCTTGCGCCAAGAGTTGGATAGCACGTTCTTCAGGAGTTACAGTGCCTGCAAATGGCTGTTCACCTGCTAAACGAACCTTGATATCATTTTCTGTGATAGGACGTTTTTCTTTCTTTTGCGCAGGTTTATACGTAGTTGTAGTCATGCCTGTGCGTTGAGATAAAGGTGCTGTGGAGTTAGGTGCCACCCAAGGTGTGATAGTACGGCGACCTTTTACAATGTCAAATGAAACTGTTTCTGTTAAGAATGTTTTTGTATCTTTGAAAAATAAGTCTTTCAAAAAGGATGGCACATCGGGAGTACGACGAACCACCGCAGCAAGTGTTTTTGGTGCGTAAATATTATCCATGTATCCTCCTTATTAACGGAAATAAATGTTGCGGGCTTCAGCTTTCGCTGTGAAGCCTTCCGCTGTTTTGCCAGAAGCAAATACTAAATTCGCTGTAGCAAATTCACCTGTTACAGCAATTTCGGCTACTACATCGCCTTTCGTAGCATCAATATCAGCTAACGCTACACCGTATACATCTGTATCCGCACGTTTAGCTTTTTTAGAAGTAGCTTCTAATTCTAATACTGTGCCCGCCTTAATTACTGCAGCATCCTGACCGATTGTTACTTTCTTAGTAACGACTGGCATTTGTGTGCCAGCGATTAGAGGTTTGTACTCTAACTTTTGTTCTTCCACGTATGGCATATTATCTGCCCTCCTTATTTCTTATTGCGTGCTTTCATTACACGATCAACAATTTGCATTGTTTTTTCAGAATCATCGATATCCTCGTCAAGCACTTGACCAGGGATCGTGTCAACTTGATTAGATGCATTGTTAGCATCTTGCATTAGTTGTTGTAATTGATTAGTTGGTTGTTCAGGTTGTGGCATATTGAGTAATTCAACAGCTACATCTTGAACAGTAGCGTATGTTTCATATTTAGCGCGATTGATGACTTCGGCTCGTGCTTCGTTATTAATCCCGTCAAGGGCTTGTAAGCGTGCACGTTCAGCAGCAACGCCCGCATTAAATACTTCATCATATACTTCCGCATAATCTGTACGTAACAATTCAGCAGTTACTTCCATTGGCTCTTCTCCTTTCTCTTCATATTTATCAACAGGCAACCCTTTAAGTACATCCATACTCATCGGTAAGCCATTGACAATTAAGTCAGCGCCTTTACGGCATGCAACCATTTGCAAAGATTCATCTACACTTGTGCAGAACCCTTTTTCCAATGCTTCCCTTGCTGTTAACCAAGTTTCGTCATCCATCATGGTTGCGATTTCTTCACGAGTTAACCCTGTGCGGGCTTCGTAAATATCGATAAGATTTTCTTTGGTTTTGCGTAACGATTCCGCAGCTTTCTCAAAGTCATCTGCTTCACCAAATGCATACGAGCTTGGGTTGTGAATCATCATTTCACTACCCAGTGCCATATGAATTTCATCGCCTGCCATTGAAATAATAGAAGCAATGGATGCCGCTAGGCCCTCGATAATAACAGATTTCTTATTTTGTAAAGCTCGCAATCGATTGTAGATTGTAACGCCCGCCGATACTTCGCCGCCTACAGAGTTAACATGTAGAACGATGTTTTGAGACGGATCCAACCCTTGGAGTTGTGATAGTACGTTTGAAACGCCAGTATCTTCGCCCCAATAATCGATTCCATTCATGACTACGCCGTAAATATCGACGTCAATCGTCTCCGCTTCCTGAATCAGATTTAGCGGAGTTCGAATTTTGAACTGAAATTTGTTGTCCTTGTTCATTCAACAAGCCTCCTTCATCCATAGATCGGTGTTCTCGAATACGTTGCGGTAAGATTTCATTTTCATAATCCATGCCCGTAAGCTCTGCCGCTTCCTTAGCACGAGTACTAAATGCATTCTTAACACGAATTTCTGCCGCAGTAGCTTCCTTCTGCGGGTCTAATTGGCCTTGTGAAGGTCCGTACCACTCAGCACCTAGCCACGCCTCTCGGATGATTGGATCATCAAAGAAACCCGGTGCATCAATGCGACCTAATAGAATGGCCATCGTAAGCCATTCTTCGTAAATAGGATTACAAAATTGAGTAATAAATTCGGCGCGTTGCGTTTCAACAGACTTCCAATATTCGAGTAACGCCGCTCTTGATGCGGAGTAGCTTTGTCCAAAGTGCTTAACTAAAATTTCATATGGAATTTCTAGTGCTGCACCTACGTGACTAATAAGTGAGGACGTAAAGTCCGCAAAGCTCGTTGGTATTGGCGTTTTTTCAGCCACATTCACTTTTTCACCCGGCGCCAATACGTTAACTGTGCCATTGCCTAATTCGATTGTTTCGTCGTTATCAGCATCCACTTGATCGTCTTCGTCAATCGCAGTCCCTAGTGACATGTCGTCCGGTGCTTCCGATTCAATGAAGATTGCCATCAAGGCATTAACTAATACCTTCATAACTTCCGCATCATTGTACCGGCTAAGCACTTTCAAATCCTCGATTACCGGAGACAATATAGGGATGCCCCGCAACTGCCCGCTACGCTCAATCGTCATAACCTGGATAATATTACGCCGCCCGGTTTGTGCGCCGTACTTCGGAATATATGTGTAGTCATGATCATCATTAAAAGAATTATACAGCTTATTTAATACGTAGAAGCCAACGGCGGCGCCATATTTATTAAATTTAACGCCGTGAATGACGTCGTTATTCTCGTCTTCTTCTCGCCCCATATATTTGGGCGGAGAAGCTACAAGAATCGATTCAACAATCTGCAATCGCAACGGATATGGGTTCTTATCTGTTTGATTAAACAACAGCGGTAAATTTACAAATGAATCGCCGTACAATAGCTTTTCATAATACACTAGGGCCTGAATTCCGTAGAAGTCAGTCTGTTCTCGTGCATCGCAGTGCTTTGCCCACATTGCGAACTCACGTTCGGTCTTACGTTCCCATGCGTTCTTTTCTTCAAACGTCAGCCCCAATTCCTCATATCGGATATTAGCTTTAAACCTTAGTCCCGGACCAATAACATTGGTTTTATTCGTCTTCAGTGCGCCAGCTGCAATCGGTGTACCTTGTTGGAGGTCTACAGACCTTGCCCGTAGCATTCTAAAGTTAGCATCGATATCGTGCCTTGCATCCTGAGAGTTAACTTGGTACCCTTTGGCACTAGATTTAAAACTATTAGCGCCGTGATTAGAATAGCCGGAGTTTGTTTTACTCCCAGAATATTGCGTTGCTTTGTGCCTACCAGCTGCGGTTTTCATAAACTGCTTCTTACGTTTACTCATATATCCCGCGGAATGACACGATATGCACGACGTCGAGGTCTATTCTCGAGCCGTGCCACTTCGTTGCGCCAAAAGTTGATACGGTCTTTCACCTCTTGCACATTCGCACGAGTTAACCGGCGATTACCAATGGTGTACTCTTTGCCCGTTGCCAATGCTAAATCCGCCTCTAGCCACGCCTGTAAATGCTCTTTTGCCTCATATATTGTCCATTCTGCCATCCTTTCACCTCCTTTCACGCATTAAAAAAGCGCCCATGTTGAGCGCTTAGACTTGTGCCATGCATAGATTGGAACATCATGCTTATTAAAGCCTGTGTTTCCACATCCGTGTGGCACAATATCTCCATATGTTCGATGTCATGAGCTGATATATTTAGACCTTGCCTATATTTATATAAAAATTCCGGCATTGCCTTTTCTATCATCAAATATAAATAATAAGGGATTACATTTCTTGGTTGAATCACCACATATTTAGCGTCAACTTGTTGCGCGGTAGCTAAATACACCAATTCCCCTTTACTAGCGGATACTTGCAAGCAAATACAGCCAGACGGATATATTTGATCCTTCTTAGGTCTCCCTAGTATATCAGCAACTTCCGTAATTTTAATTTTCTTGTAATTTCTTAACATCACACAAACATCTTTTGAAGTAAATACTTTTTAACATCTTCTATTTTTTTTTATCACGGCTTCTTGCTCCTCAACTGTACACGCGCTATCAGACGATACCAAAAATTCTGTAAATTCTTTTACAAATTCGTCATGCTCTTTCTGCGCGTCAGGATCTGTACAAACTAGTTGCTTTAACATTTCCGCAATTTCTAAGCCCAACGTCCGACTTTCCCGATTAATTTCGTTAAGTTCTTTAGCAAGCTGTACCGCATCCGGTATTTCTTCCGGCTCAAAGCTGTCAATATAGCGTGGAATATTCAGATTATAGTCATTGTCTAAAATAGTAGACATGCTAATGTTACTAGAATATCGCTCTATATCTGCCCTGTTCTTGTACGCTTTAATTACTTTTTCCACCTGTTCGGCGGTCATTATATTTTTGTTCTTGTTCTTAACAAAATCTTTTTGCGCATCGATAAATAATACGTCTTTGTTAGCGCGATTTTTCTTAAATACCAATATACACACAGGTATACTTGTATTTGTAAACAGATTAGAAGGTAGTCCTATTACCGCATCAAGTAAATTATCCTCAATCAGCTTACGTCGTATATCGCCCTCTGCCTGTCCTCTGAAAAGCACACCGTGCGGCAGGATAAAGGCAGCTGTGCCAGAAGCATTTAACGAATAAAGCCCGTCGAGTATAAATGCAAAATCAGCTTTACTCTTTGGAGCTAGCTTATAACCTTCAAAGCGTTCATCCATTTGTGGAATCCAAGATTGACTATATGGCGGATTGCTAATCACGGTATCATATTTTTTACTCTCTAGCATATCTACTTTAGATACTTCGCCAAAGCCAGATACCGCGGATTCTACTTTATAATACGCAAGCTCTTCACCAGTAAGCACGTTCTTCTCTACTACTTCTGCATCTATATTAGCTATTAGTAGATTGAGTAGCATAAAGGCTATCGCATTTTTTGAATACTCTTCAAGCCTTAGTGTCACTGTATTATCCGACTTAAATTTAGCCAAAGATAATCCGCCTATCCCAGCACATACATCGCGAACATCACCGCCGGAGGTAATACTGCCGATTATATCTAGCACGCATTGTGGCGTGTAATCTTGCATATAGTTTTTTCTATCTGCGCTATGTTCTTCGAATTCAGCAAGTAAGGCCTCATACGAATAGTAAGGCTGTATCGACTTTAAAAGCTCCGAACAGCTATTCGAATCTAGCAATACCTTTGTTAGAGCTGTAGGTATTTCGTGCACTTCTCGAATATTCAATTCTTTCATAATCCTTTGTAGGATTGTCATAATCGTATCCCTCCACCTCTAACACGTCGTCTCGTCCGTTTCTTTGGTGTATCGCCAGCCTTGACTACACGAGCTGTATTTTGATACGGCGTATAATTTTCTTTACTACTCCGAGCTTCTAAGGCATCAAAGTTTGGATTCATAATAGCGATAGCTGCTTGATTATAGTTTCTAATATCAAATGGTTCATTTCTTTTACGCCCTGGTCGCAGTACCCATTGCTCTTTGAAATGGCCATTAACTAATTTAGACACTTTCATTTCTGCTAATAGGCCCTCGAAGTATTTCTTCCCATACCCTTTTTCATGGTCTTTTGGAAAGTGGCAATACCTCGGCTGGCCTTTTTCTTGATTCAAATCGCTATAAATTTGTTCCTTGCCAGTATCTACACCAAGCTTGAACAGCTTAGTCTTATACTTTTTCAACTTTGTAGGCAAGCCATCAATCAAGTCTTTACCTGCGCCGCCTACGCCCTTAATAGGATAAACGCGCTTATGCCATCTAGTTGAGCAGTATTTATATACCGATTGTGTCTTACTACCGCCGGAGTCAATACATGTAACGGATACGCCACGCTTTCTGCCGTCTGCATAAGACCATGTACGGTTTAAAATAATATCGTCTAATTCTTTCCATACGGCGTCATAGGCAGGGTCTCCATATAATCTAAAGTATTGTATACCCCAGCTCTCATAATCTTTCCCCCAGCCGACGATTTCACACTCTAAGCGGTCGTCCTGCGTATCGACGCCACAGGTTAAGAGTAGTACTCCGTCTGGTAGCTCCGCTCCGTATTCTTCTCGGCGTTCATAAAGTTCTTCAGACTGTAATGTTTCTGTATCCTCTTCATAGGGAATACCCATTTCAGTATTAAAAAATGTCTTAACACCAGCCGTCCCGAGTTTAGTCGCTTCCTCGTATTTATCTTGAAGTTTACCCCAAGATGCCCAAGGCGAGCCAAACGCGTTCATGTGAAAGCTACGGCAATTGTACTTTTTCAAATTCTCCGGTGCTTCCGCAATCCATTTGCCCTCTCGATACAGTTTCTTCCACTCGAACTCTTCGGATAGTGTTCCACAATGATCACACGCCAAGTAGTACTTGCCTGTGTCCTCGTCTGCGTGGAATTTATCCCATGACGGATATACATATTCACCACAAGCAGGGCACTTAATATGCCACACCTCTTGCGTACCACCTAGATACAATTTCTCTATCCGGCTGGTACCTTTGGCCAATGGCGTAGATGCGTACACGTGCTTTCGATTGTAGAACGTATTAGTTCGCTTTTCTGCTAGGCTCAACGGGTCGCCTTCCGTGCCTGCTGATGCAGGGTATCGGTCAATTTCGTCCGCCAATAATACACGAATTGGCCTGGATGCCAAATCTGCTGGAGCATTCGCACCTACTAAGGTTAGGTACCCACCTGGAAAGGTCTTATTCAATACCGTATTGCCACTGTCCCGAGATTTTACATCGGCCATTTTATCGTTCAGTACTTTTGTGTCACGAATAAAGGGAGCAATACGAGTTTTAGAAAACTCTTTAGCTATGTCTTTTGTAGGCTGCATGAACATAATTGGTGATGGAAAGTAGTCAATAAAATAACCCAACACATTTTTAATGAGCTGGGTTTTACCGATTTGCGATCCGGTCATATATACTACTTTTTCAACATCAGGATCACTCACTGCATCAAGCATTTCCTTTTGATAAGGCGCCCTATCGGTGGAATACTTCCCTGGTTCAGCGCTATCCTCCGTGGAAAGCACCACATTAGCGTTGGCCCATTCCGACGCAGTAAACTTTGGCGGCGGCTTTAATACACTGGCCAATCCTTTGAACAGGTTGCATGTGTGCTTCAATCGCCTTCACCCGCCTCGTCGTCATCCACGATGATATCATCGGACTCATCATGGAACATATTAGGGTCATATTCAGACAATTCCGTTAAGCACTCATTCACCTCATCCAGAAGCGCATCTTGAATGACTAACAGATTCGTCTCCCCTAACACTTTAGGGGCAGCTTTTAGTGGCAACGCCTGGAGTTTACTTTTAAAATTATTCAGCATTCGATTCATTACGGCTTTAACTGTGTTCGAGCGGTGCAATTCTCCATTCATGATCTTCAGTTTGTTTTCTTCAATCATCCGTTTAGTTCGAGTTAACAAAGTTCGTTCTGCATCATATCCGCCTTCTCGTGCTTTCTTTTCGAGTTTACTTTCTCCGGTTTTATACGCAATAAATGCTTGTACTGTTTTCGCTATATTGTACTGTCCGCGTTTTTCCTTTTCGAATATACCGTCCTCAGTCAACTGCTGAACTCGTCGAGAGCTGATGCCAAGCACTTTTGCCACAATTTTAGATGATACTAATTCGTCAACGATTGTTACGTTCGTCACAGTCTCGCCTCCTTTCAAAAGTTGACCGTTTTTGAAGCCGAACAGCAGTTCGGAAAAATAACTAACTAGCTATTCCGCGGGGTTCGGATGACCCACGGAAAATATTTTTTGTTTGGAGTACCTTTAAGGCCCCCTATTGGGGCTGAGGCCCTAGCCCCCATACATGCCCCCTCGCCAGTGCTGTTTGCGTGAATGTTTCATCATATCTTTGGCAAAGGCTTTGGCTTTGCAATTACCTTTACTGCCAAGGACAATAGCATTAGCAGTACACTTATTACGTTTGTTATGTAAACAATCTTTAATATGGCAAGTAATATCTGTCATACTATTCTCTCCTTTCTATTGGCAGTCAGATTCTATTTTATTTGTAGGCTTAATCAATATCACCATAGGATGGTAGTAATTTGTTATAGTTAAGTACTCAAGGAAATCTCTTACATTATGTATTGGTTGTAGTTAAACAAGGCTATTATATTTTATGTCCAAGCATCTCAAAGGCGTCGCGAATTTATTTTGGTATAGTTTGTTATTTGAAAGGATCACATTTGCCCAACGAATAGGTACCCCCTATGATGATATTGATTAAACCTGCATAATACAAAAGGACGCCAAGTACATCTGGCGTCCTTTTCTTATTCACTTCCTGTGAAGTTTCCCAACTTTCACACTTACAGTATACCACATGTCGATGTATCGTTTTGTATCGTTTTGTATTGTTAACGCTATTTCAATCTAGCACGTATACGTCCTACCTCTACTAGGGCCCTATCGTGTAGCTCGCCGCGTACTCTTGCCTCGCTATAGAATAAGATACCGGCTAGCTCTTTCCAGCTCTTCCCCTGTACGTATCGCTCAGTCAGTAGGACTGCCAACTCATTCGGCCGTACTTGGCTAATCACCCAGCGGACTTCGGCCTTGATACCTCTAAGCCTTTCTATTTCCTTTCGTTGCAGTTCGACACATTGCTCAATACCAGCTACTATACCTGATAAATCGCCGAAATGCCCGCCGGATATCCTATCCTTGCTGTAGTCCGTGGCGGACAAGGTATCTGCCTTACGTTCTATCTGTGCCTCAATATCACGCTTAATTGAATCTATGCGGTCATCAATTCGTAATATTTGTTGCATGTACTCTTTATCGGTCACTCTTCCGCCCCCTTGCAATAGCTCCATATCTCGTACAGTTTGTATTGATCCTCGTGCTTACGGCTCACTGTCCATGGACTTTTACCCTCAGCATACACAAGCGCCTTACCGGTACCGCCCCATACATCATCAATACGATAGAAGTGTCTATGATACCAATGTTTGTTATCATTCGATACTAACACGCAGTCACCTTGTTTAAAGTGTTCCATTCCCCGTCACCTCATTGATGTATCTATCCAAATACCAACGCGCTTTTTTTAAGTCTTCGAGTTTATCACCCTTGTACCCAGCACGTGCGATGTACTTGATAACATTACCTAGATGATACGGGAGTTGTTGATCTTCTATAAAATCAATCACTTCAATCTTACCTCTTGTATAATGCGATGGGTGATTTACGGCATCGTGCTCAATGTTTCCATACATCTTATCCTTATCTTCAACAGTTGTCACATACACAGTTAACTTTTTACTGTCTTCCTTCTGTCTTTCTTCTGTCTTTTTACTGTCGTCTACTGTAGTCATCTTTGCTTCCTCCTCAACTTCCTTCTTGGATTTATGACAGAATTTAATTGCACAATCAGGGCAATATTTACGTGGCCTGCCCTGTGGCTTTCTAAAATATTCAAACGGCTCTCCGCAACCTTCGCACTCTCTAACTTCTAATTTAGTACCGGTCGGCGGAGGCGTCATAACTTCCATGCACTCCGGACAATAATCTTCTGAAGTTTTAACCGTAAACTTCGTGCCACACTTTCTACATTTTTTTTGCATCGTGTTTTACTCCTTGTACAATTCCTTACGATATTTAATAGCTTCGAGTAGCGCATCTTGCCCTACTTCTTTACGCTCCAATGCTTTCATCACTTGCTCATCCATCGTCCCTTTTGTTACTAGATGATGGATAATGACTGGCTGCGTTTGGCCTTGCCTATGAAGTCTTGCGTTAGCTTGTTGATATTGTTCAAGACTCCAAGTTAGCCCATACCACACGATGATGTTGCCACCTGCTTGTAAGTTCAAACCATATCCAGCTGACGCGGGATGGGCCAGTAACATTTGAATGTTTCCTTTGTTCCACTCAGCTACATCATCGTCGGTCTTTAATTCAACCGCTTTCGGAAATGCTTCTTTAATCGCTTGTAGGTCATGCTTGAAATTGTAGAATACTAACATCGGTTTCCCTTCATTCGTTTCTACTAATTCTTTTAACCTCTCCACCTTCTCATTGTGGACGATAATTGTTTCACCTTCATCGGTATAGATAGCCCCATTGGCCAGTTGTAATAATTTACCGGCTAAGGATGCTGCATTGAGTGCACTTACATCGTCATCATCAACCAAGCTTAAGACATGATCACGTTCCATTTCTTTGTAAAGCGCCCATTCTTTGGGATTCATCTCTACCGTGATTACATTCTCAATACGTTCAGGTAGTGTTAGGTAATCTTTAGCTTTTAAGCTCATACAGATATCTTGCATCTTACCGAATATCGCTGTATCACCGCCGGGCTGTAGTCGGTAGCTATACACGATATGCCCATTTGTTTTATCTGGCGTAAAATACCGAGTACGATATTCAGTAAGAGTTTTACCTAATCGTTCACCGCCGTCTAGCAAGTACATCTGCGCCCACACATCCATTAATGTATTCGGTGCCGGTGTACCGGTTAGAATCACTACTCGTTTGAAGAAAGGCCTCATCTTACGCATAGCCTTAAACCGTTTGGCCTGCGGATTCTTAAACGATGAACTTTCATCGATAACAAGCATGTCAAAAGGGAACGGCTTCTTACGATAGTACTCATACAGCCATTGCACATTCTCACGATTCATCACATAGATATCAGAATCGCTTTCAAGGGCTTTGATGCGGTCCTTTTCTGGGCCTAACACCGATGATATCGTAAGATGACTTGTCTCACTCCATTTGTTAGCCTCCTGCATCCAGGTCGATTCGGCTACTTTCTTAGGTGCAATAAGCAGCACTTTCTTAATATCGAATTGATCATACATTAACTGCTCGATAGCAATTAATGTAGAAACGGTCTTGCCCAATCCCATATCAAGTAACAGCCCATAGTGTGTATGGTCAATGATTCTTTGAATTGCTATCTTTTGATATTCGTGTGGATGAAAGTCCATAAATCGCCCTTCTTACATCATCAACAAACAATGTAGCCCCTAATTTGCCGGTAACTACAGAAACACTAGCACCCAACTTTCGCATCCGTTCTATCTGCACGCGTTGATTGGGCCTTAACCGCCCGTTCTCGTCCTTTAGTTCCGCGAACACGACTAGGCCACCTGGTAAGATTACAATTCTGTCCGGCACGCCATCATTTCCAGGTGATACGAATTTCATATATATGCACCCCAGATTTTTGAGTTGATTTCCCAGCCAACGTTCGATATCTTTTTCCATGTTCTCACCTCATTCTCATTTAATAATTGGACACACCCTCGGACACGCCTACGAACCCACGCCATTACTGGGTTTATGGGGGGGGTGTGTCCAATTTGTCCAATTTTTTGCCAGAATATATATATACGCGTATTCGCGTTTTTCACGTGTATACGTATACATACGATTATTCATATATTTATTTTTTATTTTTTATATAAATAATTGGACACACTAGACACATAATATTAATTTGATTAGCAATTATCTGCTTTTTGACCGTGTCCGATTAGTGTGTCCGGACGTGTTTGGTGTGTCCAATTATTACACTATATCAAAATTTATCAATGTATAGGGCTGAATAAATATTTTTACAAACATTTGTACCCATTAAATAATTGGACACACCTCAAATAATTGGACACACCTACTTTTCGTGATTACGTTTATAGATTGATAGAAGGTCTGTACCTTCCCTTACAAACGCCCTCTGCGGTCCGTAAAGCCGGCCAAAACGCGCTTTTCCAGTTCCCTTAGTATAAGGGGTCCATCCTCGCATTGCTTGAAGTATGTCTGTAATCTCCCTAGCCTTCGCGTTCTGCAGGTTCTTCCTGTCCCCCTCCATCACTTCACACCATATCTCAAGGGCACACACCCGCTCCCGCTGCACTGAACCACAATGATCGTCATCGCCATAGTTCCTGATATAATCACGTCTATCAAAGATATCTAGCGACTCCCAATCTTCAGGTAATAACATCTCAAGGTATTCTTCAATGAGTCCTACGAGTTCACCGCCTTCTGTGTGTGATAATTGGATTCTTAGGGCTTCTTCCTCAAGGTCTCCCTCGAGTACTAAGGATTCACCGTTAGACCAGTAATAGTAGGCCTCCGCCCATAATTGGTCGATGTCATCTTGCATTATGTCCCAGGCGTTTTTCGTCTTACGATCTTTGTCGCCTGTGATTGGCCAGAATCGGCGGTTACCTGTACGGTCTTTAAGGAACATCAAATTATTCGTGGAACCAGCGAATACACACTGGCGAGGGTACTCCTCGGTGCGCCTGCCGTAGGGGGACCTGAACCGGTCAGAGGTACGACTGATAAAGGCCTTTACAATTTCATTATCGTTCTTGTAGGTAGGTGCCAGTTCGGCGAGTTCATTAATCCATGAACCCTGAATTTGTTCGAGGGCATCTTTTGTCTTAATATCAACCAACGAATTATTGAACCATTTACGGCCTAAGCGTTCTAAGATTAAGGATTTACCGAGACCTTGAGAGCCGTATAATACGATAGCCGTATCGAACTTGATACCTGGCACCATGACACGTGCTACAGCACCGCACATCCATTTACGCGTAACCGCTCGAATGTATTCGGTATCTTCAGCACCGATGTAGTCGATGAAAAGGGTATCAACTCTACATTCACCGTCCCAGGTTAAACCTGTTAGGTATTCACGTACAGGATGGAATTTGTTAGCTTGCGTGACTTCCTGTAAGGCATCATCGATAATGCCTTTACCTTTGATAAGGTATTTCGTAGCAAAGTAATTACGTAAGCACGCATCATCTGTATCCGTCCAGTACGGGGTCTCATCCTTGCCACGCCACGGCAAATCGTCAATCACTACTAAGCGGTGCGCGAATTCGTCAAGACGGATTTTACCTTTTAACGCCGGATCATATTTAAGAACAATTAAGCAGTTGAACACGTCAGACTCTGGTGTACCTCGTCGGTCACGTTTGAGCTTTTCAAGGAAGTCTTCTTCCTCGTCCGTGATATCCTCAAACTCCATATCCGCCATACGTTCCTTATCGAGCAGTACAGGTGCGGCGCCGTCTTTGTTGACAAAGTCAAGCATTGCCTTATAGCTCGGTAAATCCGTTACTTTGGTGCGCGGATCCGCGTCGGCATCTTCGGCGCCAAATAAGTGGATTCGTACTAGGTCAAAGGCATTGACGAGCTTACCGCTGATAGGGTCGGTCGCATGGTTCGAGTAAGCGAACGTGTCATTATCGTAAATGACAAGACCGGCTACTGAGCTGCCTTCTGTATACGTGTAACGGTCTTCGTGCTGCGTTGGTGCATAGACTTCAGGGAGAAACTTATGTATAGCGTCTGTGATACTATAGCATCTACAAAAGGCGCCCAGTAATCCTTTTTTCTCTAATGGGTTACCTTGCTTTTTAGCCGCATCAAGGCGAATCTGTGACTCCTTACTTGATGTTGGCCAAAGGCTCGTATCACGCCAGTCTCTGTAGGTACTCAAATACGTATCGACTGAAATAAGATTCCCCTCATTATGTTGGTATACATACGCAACATCTTTAGGGCAACTTGGCCAATACATAAGGCGCTCCGCTTGATGCGTCGAGGAATCGAAAGATTCAATACCAATATCATCAGCAATGCGTCTTGATACAGCCTGGTATTCATCGGGGGTCATCACTCTATCTGTAGGAATGATGATGCGGTATCGGGGATTATCAGGTGTGTGGCTGTGCGTACTGTATAGCACGTATTCCATACCGCCTAGTTCCAAATCAAGATTTGAAATAAAATCCTCGCTAGGTGAATCCGCATCAAGCGTGATTAAGTATCGCTCCTTAACAGCACCCCTTACCCGTCTACCATTATTGGGGATATAACCACCTACGAAACCTCCTACATCTTTCCTCCTGCCCTTTTCGTCCTTAGGCATTTTAACGTATTCAGCAGCCGTTTCGTTAGTGACTGTTGGCGTGGATAATTTGTTGGCCAACGCACTCCAAGTCATTTTCTGAGACTTCCAGCTACGGGCGGAGCGATTTCTGCCCGTAGCTATGATGATATTTGTATCCATATTACATCGCTCCTCCCTTCGCAAATTGGATGTCTCTTATAAATTGGGGTACTTGTAATTTATGCCTTTTAACCCATTGACACACAGCATAATTGACATCGTGGTTATCGCTAACACATCTGTTATTTTTTAACTTAGCCTGGTGTATTTCGACGAAGTTATCCGTATCCTTGTTGGGATTAACTTCAATACAGGCTACAGGCTTATCGCTTTTATAAACGCCTACGATGGCACACGTTCCGGCTTTTACCTTATCGACATAAGTCCCAACGCAGTTATTCAATTGCACGCCTAATCGGATGATGCCGTGCGTTGACTTAATCACGTTGAAAGTTAGCCCTTCAACTGAATCTGCTAACTTTTTATGGCGTAGGCTCTGCTGCACCGGTAAGTTTTCGGCTTCTTCAAATTTAGATAAACACACAATTTCGTCGTGCAGGTCTTTAATTTGAATTCGTTTAGCCCAAACTTCCTTTTTCTTGCTTCTTGATAATCTAAGATACATATCAGCTGTATCTTTAATTTCAGAATAAGAATCTGCGTTTTTAATGAACAATAGAGTACGCCGCTCACCGTATTGGTGCATCATGATAGATAGGAATTTTGTAAACATAAGCAAGGCTTGTTCACTATTCCATATTGGCCACGATTGAATATATCCTGTGCCCCCACCTTCCTCGGCTACGAGGTCTGTAAAGGCCTTTTGGTAATCCATACTTTTGAATATCTTGCTGGCCGTCTTAATTACTTTCACATAAAAGAAAGGGCGTATTGACAGTAATCTTCGAACCCATCGCTTATCCGGCAATTCATAAAGCTGTATTAGCGCTTTAATAAAAGGGGTGCCAGTACTTGTTAAGTCGGTAATATTTGAAGTGCACACCTTATCAGATCCGAAAGGCCTAAAATAAGTGTCATAGTCTTTAACTAATACATCGTTAAGAGCTGGCGCATCTGGTGCCTGCATTTTCCAAATTAGGTTATGGAGCAAATTATCAAGGGCCCCATACTTAGACGATAACAAAACACCCTGCCTAATAGCCTTCACTTTGTAGCCTACTTTCTTAGATAACTTAGTAAAGTAGGCGTCCTTTAGCACTTTAGCCAAAGTCTTTAGCTCGTTTTTATGTTCGGCTAATCGGCAATTTGGAGTTGCTACAAGCCAGCGTAAAGGTAACGACTTCGAGTAAAAGCTAGATATATTAGGTTCGATTTCAGATACTATATCGGCACGAGTACGCTTCTTTTGAACCAGGAATACTTTTCCTTGTTTAAAATCAAAACGCAATATATCAACAAGATGTGGCTTGTATCCGGGGTAAATCGACTGCATATCGTTATCAACGTATACGGTGTGGTAGTCGAATTTAACGTCTAATATTGATCCTCTATCGATGATTGAAAGTTCGATATCAAGTGGAATATTGTCATTACTCGAAACCTCAGCAACACAATCACCATTTATATGAATGAGTTCACCACATTGCGGGCAATAAAACTCATTTGACACATACGGGTCTACGATTCTACCCATCCCAGAAGATACGGAAGGCCACAAGCAGGCAAATGATTGCCCGCAATCTACGTGGTAATGTACAGCAGGTGACCAAGAGATCACTTGCTTGCGCCGTACTAGGTCATACAGCTTTTTAACTGACAAACTAAATAATACCTTCATAAGGCGCTAACCTCTTTCTTATAATAAATCGTCCAAATCGTCTTCTTCTGCAGGTGCTTCATCAACTACAGGCAAAGTTTCTTCTACTGGTTCTTTCTTCTTAGTAGTACGTTTACGCTTTGGCTTTTCTTCGGCCTTCGGTTCATCTGTAACCGTAGGCTCTTCTACAGTTGGAGTTTCCTCAGTCTTAGGAGCCTCTGTCTTTTTGCCGTTTAATACCTTAAGACCTAAATCACAAGCAGCAATACAGCCTTCGCAGTATGCCATAGCGGAGTCTTTACGTTCGCTAGCAGGTGCGTTTTTTACTAATTCATATAAGCTATCAATGGCTTCGCGTTGTTGTTTAATTTGTTCTTTGTTAATCATAATGACTTCCTCCTAGTCTTTCATATAATACGGGTTTTCAAACCCTGCTGCGTTTAATATGAGGCCCTCATTCCAGGGCTCAGGTTTACACATAATATCTATTACTTCATCTAAACTGCCTTCACCTATAGGTGCTTCGATAACCACTTCATCGTGGATATGGGCTACAATCTTGTATCCAGCTTTTGCCAGTCTTAACATTGATGCAGCCAGGCAATCCCTTGCAACGGCTTGCACGATGTTTTCGACGAGCTTTCCGCCGTATGTTTCAACTCGTCCCCATGTATTCTTAACCTGATCCATGCCGTCATACTCAATCGATTCGCTACCAAACCGATTGAGCCCTATTCTAGGTCTCGCGTAAGCAAGTCTACGTCCAGATGGTAACTCGATAAACATAAACCCTTTCGATTTAAAGAATCGAATATTACCTTGCCTAATTCGTACTGGTTCGCCAGTCTTTACGACTTTCTTAGCTGCAGTATCCGCATCCTTCCAAAACCTCGTAATGCGTGGACTAGCTCGTCGCCAAGCTTCGATGATACCAGGAAGTTCTGATTCTGGAATTTCTCCTTTTGAGTCCATCGATTTCATGGCGCCCACACCGCCACCATAGCCCAGTGCCAATTCTGCTACCTTACCTTTTTGGCGAAGGTGCCCATTGACGCCGTGCTTCTCAACTGGTACGTGAAACATGCTGGATGCGGAAGCGCAATAGATGTCTCCACCTTGAGCGAATACATCTTGGCGCCACTGCTCGTGAGCGAGCCAAGCGATAACGCGGGCTTCAATAGCACTGAAGTCGGCTACAATAAAGCGGTGTCCTTCCTCAGCTACGAGGGCCGTACGAATGAGCTGCTTAATTACATCACCAGGATTTCCATAGAGTAGGTCTAGCAATTCTACATCTCTACTTTTAAGAACGTCCCGAGCTGTATCTAAATCTTCTAGGTAGTTACGCGGGAGGTTCTGCAGTTGTACTACACGACCTGCCCATCGCCCGCTTCTCATAGCTCCGTAAAACTGAAGCATGCCGTGGATGCGTCCATCGGAACATACTGCGTTTTTCATGGCCAAGTACTTTTTAATTGAAGAGTTGCCCAGGACTTGCCGGTTCTTCAGTACAGTACGCACATCGGAAGGAATATCCTGTGACAGTAGATTTGATACGTCCTCTTTACGCATAGTCTCGACTTCATATCCTAGTCTTTCCGTTAACCACTCTTTAAGTTGCAACGTACTATTGGGATTATCTAGCCCGGTTAGTCGTGCCGATGATACGGTAGCCTTTTCCACTATCTCATCGTTACATTGAAGGGCAGCATCGACGAGGTCCATATCTACCTTTACGCCTCTCCAGTTGATGTCTTGATCAAGTAGCCAATACTCATGTTCAATGTCCGGCGGTTTCAATGAAAGCAAGCGTTTACGAATGGCCTTTTCAACCACTACGTCCTGCCGGTTGTATTCAATAAATTCCGCCCATTTGTCTGGCGCATCCTCAGGCATATTCCGTGTCTTAGGATTCGTCTTCGTAGGCTTGCGCGGAACGGAGAAAAATTGAATCAATCGTTTACCTCGTGAATCCTTAGCTTCTCCTAATTTCAAAGCCTTAGACACATTATCAAGGCTTGCCGGTAAGCTACAGTACAAAGCAAGTACAGATGTACACTCCCAATTTGTGTAGTCCGCATCAGGGAAGTACTTTTTTAGGCATAGCATTTCAAACGCTGCATTGAACGCGGTCTTTGTAATTTCCGTATTATACAAAGCGTCCACCACCCTTTCGGGCAGTGGATTCTTTGTCATATCAATTACTTCGACAGGTTCGTTATCAAAGCTATAGGCAAAGAGCAGTATTTCAAATGTTGGGTCGTCAACGTATCGCTGTGCCCCATGTTTAATAGGACAGGCGCAATAGGTTTCCACATCAATACTGAGCTCCATATGTGCCTCCTTAGATGAATTCGTCATCGTCGTCTAGGTCGCCTAAATCATCATCGCCAAAGTCATTAGCAGATACATGTACACCGCCAAGGCGTTCACCATCTTTAACTTTACGGATACCATTTAGACCAAAGCCTACACCCTTCTTACCGTTGAAGTTATAAGCAAAAACAGAAAGCGCAACTTGTGCGTATACACCAGAGTAGATTTCTTCTTCGATGTCGAAGTCATCCATTTTAGTTTTGTCACGAGTAAATACGATAGGTTGCTTATCACTGTTAGCGTTAATGAAGTATTTACCAGCGTATGTTTCAGGTTGGTCCACTACTGCTTCGTCAGTATCGCCGTCGCGTAAGTTCAATTTGAGGTAGGCTGCTTTGCCTTCTACCTTAGCAACTGCTTTTGGATCCGCTTTGAGTTCTTCAATCGCACGTTCAAATGCTTTGATAGTTTTTTTATCAGTTTTATCGATTATGATTTGGGAACTATATTTTGCTTTACCGTCATCGTTTTTACGAGGTTGCGCAATATTTGCATAAGAAAGTCTTACTACACCAGTTGTTAATTTAGCCATGTTACTGTCTCCTTATTTCTTAAATGGGTTATGTTCATAGCCAAACCCTATTACTGTATTAAGCAATTCATCTAATTCATCTTCGATATCAGACCGTTCGTCATCTAGTTGAATCCACTCATCGTCTTCTTCCCAAGAATATTTCGAAAGGTCTAATTCGGTTTTATAATAATCCTCTATCGCCTCACACTTAGCATCTACTGCGCAATAGCGAACGTGTAAGCTAGTGGCATAGGCAATAGTAATTTGGTAAAGCTCGTCGAGGTAATGCCCCCGTTCATGAAGCTCTTTTGCGATAGCCCGGACAGAGGTCATTTTTCAACCTCTGCCATTAACTTCATTACTAATGCTTCTAGCTTAGATATACGGCTTTGGGCATCCTTAGCCTCTGCAATGTAATCAGAACCTTTACCTGTTTTAAAAGAAACGCTTACATTGTATTGATTCTCAGCGCCTAATGTAGCGCCGAAGCTTAACATGATACGTTCATTAGGTCTAGTGAATACGCCGAGCGCTACAGCATTACTATTACGGTAATGGCCATAGCTAACTGCGTAGCTGACCTTATCGTTCCGGTTGAACTCCAAAGGATGGAGCCCCGCTAATGCTGCGCTAGATGCACCCAACTTGTTAATGCGTCGGTTTGTAGAATTGATGCGGTTATTAATTTCACCCGCCATGTTGTATTGACGGTTTTCCAAGTTCGTGATACGCGTTTCGTGTTTAACAGATGTATCTTGAAGTGTGCTGATGTCAGCTGTATTAGTACGCACCTTTGCACCGATGGTGTTGATTTCATCGTATGCAGCGTACAATTGGGAGCCGTTGACAGCATCTAAGCTATCAACCTCAACACGTCCCGCGCTCACGTTCTGCAACTGTCTGTTATACTGAGCCACGCCACCTGCACCTGTGCGAGCTTTGGAGCCAAAGGATACGACTGCGCCTGGTTGCTCGCCGGCGAAGATGTGACGAGTACCATTAATTGTGATACCATCAACCCCTACCGCATCATCGGTCACCGAGTTGGTGCCGATGGCAACTGCATTTGGTTTGTCAGCAATTGTGTTGTTCCCGAAAGCTACGGCATCCGTTGCTAAAGATTTAGCGTGTGTGCCAAATACGAGAGCGCCTTGGCCGTTAGATTCGGAGTTAGATCCGAATACAAGCTGTTCTTTTTGCGTCCCGATTTTATTGTTGTAGCCAACTACGGCGGACTGGCCACCTGCTACGGTGCCATTGTTAGCACCGATTGCCACGGAGTTTTCACCAGTCACATTATTGGAACGGCCAAAGGCCACACTAGATTCACCAGATACGAACGCGCCATTGCCGATGGCTACACTATCATAGGACGCCGTTCTTGCTTGGTTACCAATCGCTACGGTGTATTCCACCAAGCTTTCGGCGTGACTGCCGAATGCAAAACTATTGCGACCAGCTGCAGTGGCATTGTTACCACCTGCAAAACCGTTTTCACCAGTTACAGTATTGTTAGTACCAAACGCCAACGCGTTATTCGCATCAATGTGATTTTGGAAACCAGATACCATTGAGCTTGTAGAAGTTGCGGAGATGGTGTTATCGGTACCACCTACCGTATTGTTGCTAGTTGCGCCGGCTACATTGACAGCCAGCGCGGAAATCGCGAGTACCGCTGTTACTGTTTTATTCATTGTGTTTATACCTCATCATCAAATTCATTCATCAATGTTTCAACTGTATTAATTGCTGGGCGTTTATCGCTGTCCGGTACAAGCGTAGGCTTGCCTTCCGGTTTGTCGATATACGCTTCTAGGTATTCGGCAACGCCCTTTTTACCAAGAACCTTTTGTAAGTTGGTAATACCTTCGAGTTCTCGAGGCTTGAAGATTTCCTCTTCCTTGTAGCCGTTATCGAGTAATGTTTGAGCTGCTGCCTCAGGATCCGTGATAGTACGTCTTGATGTACCTTCTACTAATTTGTATCCAGGCCATTGCTTTTCTCCTGATAAGGCTTTCTCGTAGGCAAAGTCGTAAACACCTTTAATCCATTTTGTGATTAAATCTTTCATTGCCAGGATGTCAGATACTTCCTGGTCAGTTAGCAATTGATTCAACTTGCCACCATCTTTATAGAAGGCTGTAAGGCAAGTATCAGCTAATGCCCGGCAGGTGTGCCGAGCTTTGCAGAAATTGCAATAGTCGCAAGGCGTACATTCGCCGATACCTTCCCAGGCACGTTGCGCGATTGGTTTTATTTCTTCGCCCCAATCTAGCAGTTCCTCAAGTGCCATTTCATCGGTAGACACGCTATCAAGTCTTGGCTGAACGATCGTCATACGAACTGTTTTAATGTCGTACAAGTACTCGTTAACGTCGTAAGCACCTAATGCGTAGAGTCGCATTTGTGTATTTTCGATGGCACTAACAGGAACGCCCTTGCCATACTTCAGGTCGATTACTTCCAGGATGCCGTCCGCTACAATAACCGTGTCACCAGTACCAAATCCTTCTGGTACCCAGCGAGAGAAATCAAGTTTGGCTTCAATCATGACCTCCGCATCAGATGAACGGGCTTTCGCCTCGTTCACCTTTTCTTCGCAGATGTCAACATATCGGTTAACGGCTTCTACCATTTCCGTTGAGTAGTCATCTAGCTTAGGCGCTTTTTTGCCTTCACGCTTATGGCGCAGGATTGATTCAGCCAGGTCGTGTGCTACCGTACCTTCTGCAGCATAGGGCGATTGCTCATCAGGGAACATCGCTTCTAATCTTGCAGATGGTGTGCATACCAGCCACCTGGCACTACTTGATGCACCCAGTAGGGCGTGTTTCTTAGCCACGACTATTCACCCATTCCATGATTTGAATACGTTGTTCATCGGTAGCGGATGTTACCTTTTCGGCACCGATGCTATCAAGGAAGGCTTTAAATTCGCCTTTTGCTTTCGTTTTATCGTCAGCTTTCGCCATTACGTCTTTCACTGCTTCACGAGTTGCCTCGAGGCTAGGAACTTCTTTAACTGGAGTTTCCGGTTCTTCTTTAGGAGCAGGTGCTTCTTCTTTAACCGGTTCAACTTTGACTGGGGTTTCTACTTTAGTAGTAGCTTTTGCCTTTTTAGCCTTAACTTCTTCCTTTGCACGGTCGATAGCATCGGCTTTATCTATAGAAGAACCTACGATAGCTCGGTATAGGTCTTTGATTTCTTGATTTAATTCATTAGCGGTTTCTACTGTGATTTTTAACTCGATCATTGTTCTATTTCCTTTCGGTTTAACGATGTGATATACTTTAAATGGATACTTTTCTATGTGCCCTTTACGCATTGCCGTGCGTGAGGGCATTTTTTTTGCGCCCAAGCATTCGTCAGGAATGCAGTAATCTTTATTTGGGCACGTTGTACAATCTTGCAATTTAATCACCGCCCTTCAATGCGCTTAAATCTAATGTTGTTCCCTTGTCAGTATTTTGCCACTCATAAAAGTCAAGTCCTGACGTTTTTAAAATATCGGCAGCTGCTTTACCTCCAGGGGCGGCATCGATAACACGACGCGCAGATTGATAAGCTTTCTCTAACTTTTCAAGTTTTTCATCATACGGTTTTGCAACCGCATATAATGCTTTAATCTCATCTTTTGGGCTATCAATTCGCGCCGTCCACAAATTGCTTGTCATACGTTGTAACATCACATCACAAGAAACAAGGCTTTGTTTGAATGTCGAGCCGTAACCTGCTTTTTCTAGCGCGTTTGCAACCGATTCCGCAGAAGATAATAAATCTTTAAATTTTACAAATAGAGAGCTTGCTTCTACGGCGTTTCGTAAAGCTTCTGTTCGTGCTTTTTTCAAAGGCTCATACCTTTTCAAATATTCACTACGGACAAAGTCACGAACTGCCGATTTTGTAATGTTTATTTTTGGCATAATATTCTCCTTATACACATTTAAGAATCATGCGAATTTCTTGATCTGTCATATTTCTGTCTCCTCTGTTTTACTGTCTGGTGTATTTCTTTACATTTTTTACACACGGTACGTGGTGTGCCTGTCGTAAAGCTCCAATACTGGTAGGGGCCTTTTAGCCTCTTATTGCATCTCGCACAGCGCTGAGTTCTCATACGTACTACCCTTAAAATCTATAGCCCTGTACCTGACGGCTACGCATTAATTTACGGCGCAATCGTTTGACCTCAATTCTGTATTCAGATACTATCCAGGCCATGAAGCCACATAATATCTGGAACGTCGCCTGTATAAATCCAATGCGGTCAAGTTCTAAACTGCCTATCGTACCAATTATCATCAGTAGGCCGATTCCTTTAAGCATCCCGTTCATACGATATGCGCCTCCTTAAATGCTTCATTAATTTTTTCTTCTGGCCAGCCTAGCGTGTTGGCCAGGTAAAAACGGAACCCTTCTCTATCAATTGAAAAGGTGCGCCCCTTTTTGCCTTCCGTTTGCCAGCACTGCGCAAAGGGGAACTTATCTCTTGCAATACATTCACGTATCGCAGTCATCGTTCTACCGAGGACCGTTGCCATTTGGCACACGGCAATTGTTTTAGTGATCATAAGTAACTCCTTCCTACCATCGATAAGCAGTGATTGCCGCCACTATGATGATAAAAACACTAACAGCCGCCGATAGACTAAGCATTAGCATCCAAAGACAAAGGCTTATAACAGCTTCTATATCACGCTTTTGCATTACACTCGCCTCCTTAATTCCAAGAAACGTACACATCGGCAATTACATCGACAATGTGTTCCGCATCAGCCAACATTTCATACTCAATGTCGATGATTTTGGGGAGCCCTAAAGCCATTGCGATAGCGTTCTTACAATGTATTTCAAATCTTGGCAAGGTCCATCCGTGATTACCTCGATTTTTACGTCTTTCGCAAGGAATCCCTTGCTCCTCAGCCACCGTGCGAATATATTGAGTTAATAATTCATGCGCGCTAGCTTGTGTCATTAGTTCAAGGAAAGCTACTCTTTCTTCTAATAATCTGATTCGTGTTTCACTGTTCATCTGTTTTCCTCATTTCCTATTGAATATACGAAATATCGTACTACTCTTTAAAAAAAAGATAATCTAAGGACTCACTTACGCCGAGTGCAGATTTAATTTTAATAGCCTCGCTAAGTAGCAAAGGATATTTTCCGTTTAATTTATCTACCAGTGTCATATATCTCATTCCTATCTTAATAGATAAGTCCTTTCTACTCCAACCTAGGCGGCCAAGTTCTGCATTTACATTTGGGTACATATATCGTCTCACCTCGTTTCCATCTACTTAAATACCTATACATAAACACGAAATATCGTGTATCTTTATGGCTTAATTGTAGTACGAAATATCGTGTATGTCAAATTTAAGGTTGTTTAATATTCTTTACAAGCTGATTTATATATGAAATATCGTGTTTATATATTGAAATATCGTGTTTATAATGATATAATTAGGTACAAGATAATTAGTTAGGAGTATAAAACAATGACAAGAGAAGAATTTTTAAAAGAACGAATACTACAAATAGATAGTATTAGAGGATTTGCGGCATCAATAGACATGCCTTATACGACGCTTTTATCTATTCTTAAAAATGTAGGCGGAGCATCTATTGATAATATCCTCAAAATTTGTAGCGGATTAGGGATTTCCGCGGACTACTTAGCCACATTAGAAGACGGCTCTCGATTAGATGATTCATTTGATCCTGATTTAATTGCATTACAACGAAACTATAAATCGTTAGACAATGCATCTAAAAAGGAGCTGAGTTCTTATGCTCAATATCTTTATACTAAGCAAGGAGGTAAAATGCCTGAGGATGATGATATCGACTAGTAAAGAAAATGTAATACAAACAGCTAATAAAATTAGACCAATACTAACTAATAATTTAAAACTAACAGCCAGACCCATATTAAGATATTTAGTTGATAACTACGGAGTCAACATAATGACTTACAAAGAGGTTGAGAGAGATTATAATATAAGCTCCTTTCAACTAAATCGATTAACGCAATCAAATGATGCCGTATCATATTATCTACCATCAACACAACAATTCCATCTATTATATAATTCAGAGGTTTCTACCAAAGCCCGCAAAATATGGAGTATTTATCATGAAGCAGGGCATATTATTCGTGAGCACCAATTAGCGTGCCAGAACAGCAGTAAAGACGAAAGAAAGCTAATGGAATGGGAGGCTAATACGTTTACAAGAGAAATTTTGGCACCAACTACATTAGTTTTAGGCGCAATTTCTAAATATCGTAAAGACTCGGCAACATTTCAGGATTTATATTTTATGTACAGGCATTTATTTGGCTTAAGCAAACAGGCAGCTTCTTTAGCAAGTAGCAAAGTGTATAGGGAAACGCCAACAATTAACCAAGATCTTTTGAACTTTTACAGCAATCAACTCCGCGATATTTTCCCTTATATAAAAACAAGATCTGACTACGAGCAAGTAATATCGTGTATAACAAAATCGGAATACGACGTATTTAAGAGTGCTAGAGATTTACTAGGAACATGGGCGCCTATAGGGCGAACTTATATGCTGTCTAAAATTTAGGGAGGTCAATAAAATGAAAAAAGTGTTAGTATCAGGGATTTTAATTACTGCTTTATGTATCGCCGGCTGCGGAGGGCCAGTCGATAATATCAAAGATGCTACGGGTTTATCAAAAGAGCAATCTCAGCAAGTACTTACCGAATTACAAAGCGTTGGGGTCACTGAGTTCGGTAATGTAAATAAAGTAGCAGACCAGCAAGGCGTGTATTACATTGTTGATGAAAAGTATGGCCAAACATTCTTCCGCATCAAAAATGATAAAGTTAGTGAAATCGAAAACAGCTTCTCTACAGTTTACAAAAATGGACAAAAGATGAACGACATTAGCAATGTCTATATTAGTGATCAACAAAAAGCAGCATATCAAGTGGCTGCTAAAGACGCGGTATCCGCTCGACTAAAGGCACCATCTACTGCTAAATTTGATATAAAGCAAGTCATTCGTTATGATAATAGCGTTACCGTTCGTGGCACGGTTGACGCGCAAAACGGATTTGGCGCAATGGTTCGCGGCATGTTCTTTGTAAAAATCAAAGCGGATACTGGTGAAGTAGACTCTGTCAGCATTAATAATTTATAACAATCCTTGCACAGCGCACCAGGATGGGTCTTTTTATTATATCGTTTTGCAGATAAAAAAAATTCAGTACGTGCAAAAATTGCACATACTGAATAGGGCTTTTTATGCTGAAAAAAGTTAGTTTTGATGCGGGTTCTTCCGAAATTGTTGACGTCAACAATTTCGGAACTATTGAGGCGTATTCGCTATAAACAAGGAGGATATGAGATTATGGCCATGAAACGTGCCAACGGTACTGGCACCGTGTATAAGATGAAACATAAGCCCCTGCGTAAGCCATATCGAGCCGTAGTAACTCTCGGATACAATTCCGAGGGTAAACCCTTACGTAAATCAATAGGCACCTTTGCGACGCAAAAAGAAGCGTATAATGCCCTATCGGCTTATGACGCCAACGCTCCGCAATATGAAGTCAAGGATACGACCTTTGGCCAATGTTGGGAATGGATGATTGAAGATAAGATACGTAAAGGGGTTATTTTAGAAAAAGGAGGCTATCTTTACAATAAAAAGAAGGTTGAGCATCTACTAAAAATACCTATCAAGGACATAAGACTTGCACATATGCAAGACGTCATTGACAGGTATGCAGATAAAAGCCATACAACTTTAGTACAAATTAAAACTGCTATGAAAGCAACTTTTGACGCTGCCATAAAAAATGATATCGTTGATAAGAACTATGCTGCGCTTGTAACACTTCCACAAAAGGTAAAATCTGAAATCCATAAACCTTTTACACCTGTTGAGATATCTCATTTATGGGAACTGGCAAAAACAGACCGGGATGCTCGCATATTATTGGTGTACATATATTCAGGAATGCGACCTGGTGAAATCCAAGGCATTAAACTAAAAGATGTCTATATCAAAGATAGATACATGATTGGTGGCAGTAAAACTGCAGCAGGTAAGAATCGCATCATACCGATTGCGGAATCTATCCTACCATTCATTAAGGAGTGGTATAAGTTAAGTAGCTTCCAACGACACGAATATTTACTTCCAAAAGATACTCCTAAGCACTTATTAGTAGCTATTCGAAACTACTTAAACAAGCATTTCCCTGGGCACCTCCCGCACGATGGAAGGCATACATGCGCTACGCTATTAATTCATATCGGTATATCGGAAGCTACGACAAAAACTATATTAGGTCATCGACATTCGGACGTAACCAATCAAGTATATATCCACAAAGACGTGTCTGAATTAGTAGCAGCAGTAAATAAATTACCCGATAAGAATAGCCTTTTATGTGAGGATTATGCGTCTTTAACTTTCTCCAAAAGTTGAGCAACGGTTGAGCAACCGAGTTGATTTTAAAAAATCTAAAACGATTTGTAAATAAATAAAGCCGGTAAATATACGTATTTACCGGCTTTATAGGTTTATTGTATCTGTTTATATAACATATAAAA